ACATACATTGCTAACGGTGTGCCTTTTTCTATTAAAAACTCACCTTCTTTTTTAATTAGCAGTTGTTGATTGATCTGATGACTCCATTCGGTATGGGTAACACCAGGCATACACTCAAAATTTTCATTAAAATCATAAAACATTGGTAATTGCATCATTGCCCAACCTGGACTTGTACGTACACGCCACGGACAATCGGTTTTTGCAACACACAAAAATTGATTTTTTACATTCTCTGGTAAATGATTTCTAAATTGTTCACCGTAGTGTAAACTCATGGTAAAATCTTTATTACTTGAGTTCCATGCAAAGTTGTCCTTGTCAACTTTTAGATGAAAATCACACCACATAGTAACTACATAAGCATTTTTATAATAATCAACAAAACCGGGGCAGTTTTTTAAGGTACCCTTGTCAGCATAATTCTCTTCTTGCAAAAATCTTGGCATATTTTTAAACCAAGTAGGTATAAATTTAGAAGCAGACTGTACTGGTTCAACTTTTGCTAAACCAGGTACTACACTCCACCATTCAACTTTGCAATTATTTTGATTCATGTATCCATTCTTCTGGTCTAATAAAAGTATGATCAATGTGTGACAATGTTTTTGTCATATCAGCACAAGTATAGGTTTGATATTGATTACGTAATGCTTCTGGCATTGGTATTTCTACGATTTTTGCATTGTATTTTTTAGCAATTACTTCAGCAATACTTTTAAAAGAACGAGGAACACCAGTTCCTAAGTTAAAAACACCATTAACATCCTTTTCTAACATTTTTTCATGAACCAAGCATACATCTTGTACACTAATAAAATCACGTAGATAGTTTTCACTGTTTTCAAATAGTAAAATTTCACCTGTTTCTTTTGCTTGGTTAGTAAATTTTGTTACAGGACTTGCTTGATCACCTTTGTGTTCTTCACCGTTGCCATATACATTAAAATAACGAAATCCTTGAATGTTAATTTTGAATTCATTCTCATACTCAGCAATCCATCTATCAATTAGATACTTACTCCAAGCATAAGGTGACTGCGGTAAACACTTAGAGTCTTCTCTATAACCATCTAAACCCGGACCGTAAACACTTGCTGAACTTGCAAATTGTAAACTGGTACCCATCATATCACAAATTTCAATAAGTTTCATCGTAAACTCGTAATTTTGTTTCATTACTTTTTCGACGTCGGTTTCGGTTGTTGAAGTAAGAGCACCTAAATGAATAACTCGGTCATATTTTGAAGCATCAGGATACTTGTTCTCTTGCCAGTCCCAACCTTCTACTTCGTGTCCTTTATATTTTAAATACGAAGCAAGATTACTTCCTATAAATCCTTTGTGTCCTGTAACTAAAATTTTCATTTAATACTCTCTATGATATTTGTTGTTGATTTACCTTCAACAGTTGGAAAAATTTCAACGGGATAATGTTCGTGACCAACTACTGTATCTATTGTATAGTCTCCACCTTTAATAATCAAATCTGGTTTCATTTTATTAATAATTTCTATTGGAGTATCATCGTCAAATATAACAACTTCGTCTACCCAAGGTAATAACTCTAAATTCATTTTACGCTGTAGTTGATTATTAATAGGTCTATCCTCACCTTTTAATCTTTTAGTACTTGCATCACTATTAATTCCTACTACTAATTTTTTACCTTTGGATTTTGCAAACTTTAACAGTTTAAAATGCCCTTCATGCAATATATCAAACACACCATTAGTCCAAATTAACTTAGGTTTTAAATCATCTTTAGTAATTGTAACTACACCACGTTTTTCAACTGTTCTTGCCGCGGCGTAACACGCAAGTTTACAACTTTCTGACATTGTTAAACCGTGTTGAAACCCATAAGCAATGACGGCTAACACTGTATCACCTGCGCCAGTGACGTCTGCTACTTCATGTACACTTTCTTTAAAATGACTGTACTGTAAATTTTCATCAATTACATGAATGCCATTTGCACCGTCTGTAACAACAAGCACTTTCCAGTTATATGTTTTCATTTTTAACAATGCTTTTTCTTTTGTAAATTCTCCAAACCATTGTTTAAATTCTAACATATTAGGCTTAACAAGATATGCACCAGCATAGTGTTCAGGATCTTGTTTAGGATCAACAAGAACTTTATCTGTAATTTCTAATATTTTTTTGATTGTGTCTTTTTTAACAACACCTTTATTGTAATCACTTACACAAACAATATCATTTTTGTTTAAGTTATTTAATAGACGAGTTTCGCAACTATTAAGTTCATATTTTTTCTCTCTATCCCAACGTAATATATGTTGCCCACCTTGGCCTACAAGTCTTGTTTTAGTTGTTGTAGTAACTTCTTCAGAACTTGTACTACAATTTACGTTTGTTTTAGAAAGTAATTCTAATAACTTAAAGCCTTCTTTGTCTTGTCCTATAGATCCGTATAACTCTACTTCGCCATTAATTGAATCTATATTAAGTGCAAGGTTGCCAGCACCACCTATACTAAATGTTTGCTCTTTTTCTAACAGTACTGGAATAGGTGCTTCGGGACTTATCCTATTAGCAGATCCAAATATCCAACGATCCAGCATTATGTCACCATAAACTTTGATCATAGATTTATTCCTCTAATAGTTTAATTAAATCAAATACAGTTTCTAACTTTGTAATGTTAGTTTTATTTTGTAATGTATTTCTTAAACCTTGATGTAAGGGTTTAGGCCACTTACCAAAACTTGCCCAAGCATAGCCGTCGTGCTCACCATTTAATTTTGGTAGAAACTCTTTTTTAACTACAATAAGGTATGTGTGGAAATTAAATTTTTCGTCAGTGCTTACAAACGTTTCTAAAGGAATGTGTTTAAGTATTTCAGGTACTTCACCAACTTCTTCAGATATTTCTCTTTTCAAAGCATTAAATGGTGTTTCTTCTGTGGTGTTTCTACCACCAACAAGACCCCAAACATTGTTTTGTTTACTTTGTGTTCTATGCAAGAAAAGAAAGCGTTTAGTTTCTAACGCATAGAATAATGCTCCGCTACAGGTAATTTTACTGCTCATACAAGTAATTATTTAAAATTGTATGCGCCAGGTTCCGTTTCGATATTCGCCTTCGAATGAAAGTATCCATTCTGTACCGGTCCACTTGTATTGAACGCCAGTATTTAGATTGGTTGTATATGATATAGTAGATTCTGTACTTGCATCAAATAAAACAGACCATTGTGAGCCAGTCCATTCTATAATATCATTTTCACCTGCTGTAAAGTCAGTGCCGTTGCTGTTTTTCCAAGCATCAGGACCGTCTGTGTTTGTACTATTACCAATACTGTCTAATAATAATATTCTAACACCAGGCGTTTTGATAGTTGCTGGATTAAATTTCTTAGGATCAATAATATAATCAATTTTATTTCTATCACCTGTAGAACCTGCTATTACTTTGTCGCTTGGAATAGTATCAGCGTCCCAAGTAATTGCAAGTCTTGTTTCGTCATTAGGATTAATAGCAACACTACCATTAATACTTTGTGAAAGATCTTGTCTTGTTAATTGTAATTGACTTAGTCCTGGTCTAAATGTTCCTGGTAATGCTGACATAAAACCAGTCCATGATGAATTACCAACAACACCTTTGTGTATAAGTTGTGCTTCGTTGCCCATTACAAGTATATCATAATTATTGTATGCTGTAAGAGAAATACCTGCTGTATCTTTTTTCCTTACTGTACCATCTTTAGGTTCTTGAGCAGGTCTTTCAGAAAAATCATCTTGGTATGCTTTTAACTCTGGGAATGCCTGTCCTAAATCAATAGTTCCTTGTTCTTCATTAAAAATACTCATTACAATATTTGTAATAACACCAAGTTTTTTAACTTTTGCTGGAGGTGAAATGTATATAGGAGTTTTAAATCCTAAAGTTGCAATATCAATTTCACTTTCTGTTCCAACAGGAATGCTTCTTCCTGAAAATGTTACTTGTTCTAACTCAACAACACTTAAACTTGTCCAGTCAACATAGTTGTCTGTTGTTTGTATTTCTAAACTTGGATTGAACAGCATTAAAATCTGTTCCATAATTTGTAATTTTTGATCAGTGTTAGTTGACCAAATGTCTGCGTTAACAGTTAAGTTGTATGGTGTTGGCATCATACGTTCTACAGTAACATTTTTACCTTGTGTGTTTAGATATTCGTTGTTATCTGCATCATATGATCTTTCTCTAAGATGTACTTTGCCTACATATGAAGCATCAGCAAGTCTATCACGATCTAATTCTAAGCCAGTCATATAAACTGCTATACGAGGCGCACTTGGAATTTTATTTTCTGAGTTGTCCCTAAGAATATGTCCTACTTGACGTGTGATATCTCCATACATTACTGGAATCTGTTTTAGATTTCCATCACCATCTTTATAAGAAAAATTACTCATAAGTCTAATCAACTGAGTAATGTATCTTCTTATTTGTCCATCATAAAAATGTTGCATTAATTATCCGCCTTAGGTTTAAGTGCTTGTGAAAGACTTTGTCTTTCTGGAATTGTTTCACCGTCAATTTGTGATGTTTTAGTATTATTAATAAATGTACCTTTTTGGTGTGCTCTATCATTGGTGTTAGTCATTGTCATTCTTACACTATCTTCCATCTTGATCCAACGATTTCCATCATATCTAAATAATCTGTTAGGTAAAAAATCTGTTCTTAAGTAATAATCACCTTTAACTTGAGTAAGAGGAAAACTACCACCAAATCCAAATGCTTCTCCGTTAGGTGGAATACCGTCTCCAAGTAAGTATCCTTGATAACCCTCACGGTCCGGAGTTTCGTTTACTCTACTTGCATCTATATTACCACTTGCGATACTTGCATCAATTAATGTTTCATCAGCAGTTACAAGTTCTGGTTTGCCTTCTGCATCAACTTGTAGTGTATATAAGTTTGTAGTATCGTATCCTGACTTAGGTGCATCTGCTTCTGCTTGAGCAAGTACAGCATTATTAATCTGCATTTCTTTTTCGTATGTGCTTAAAACATCACGTAGTGATTGTGAACTACCTTCTTCTGCTGGTAAATCAAGTATATCTTTAAATTCTTGTGAGTCTACGATTTGTTTTAGTTTTACTCTATATAAATGTGGATACCAACTCTGTGAAAAACCTTCTGCGGCTCTGTTTACATCTTCTACAACATAGAAACGTTTTAGTGCTACATTATAATCATTCAAAGCGTGTGGATCTTTTAGATGAGGTAATTCAAATACATCACCTGCCATCACTTTTCTACCAAGAGTTTTAACACTATAATTGATAGGTATAGTCATAAACAGCGTATCGTTAGTTAAGAACAAACCAAATTGACTCATGTCAAAATCAACATCTTGTACGTTGTAAATTCCACGCATCACGTATATGTCTGGATCATACTTACGATCTCTGTTTTCCATAAACAGCATATCTTGAATGTTGGTTTCTTTAACAGCATCATAGCGAGGCTGTGACGGAGTTGCATCCGCTT